ATTCTTCTGGCAGGTTATTCCAGTCTGGGTACAGACGGTGACAGTCCTCAAGTGTGACAGCGATGTCTAACTTAAACACGTTGTCCACACGTTCCTGTTCTATGACTGTACCAACAGGTTTGCCGTACTCAGGGTCGTCTTTCTTAATGAGGTGACCAATTCCAAAAGTTGGCAAATTTAGGTGGTCCAAATATATTTCGTACTTGCAGCCCTCGTCGGAGGCAAGCTCCTGACGTAGCTGGTCTATGGTTGTAGATTTCATTGTTGTGTCCTCTGGAAAATCTGTAAGTTTTTCAGCGCATCGATTGGATTGCCGCCGGAAAGTAATGGAAGTATACCACCACTGCTTTGTGGTTGTGAAGTAGGTGCGGGAGCCGCCGTTGTTTGGGCAGGAGCGGCCCCCGCTTGCGCTACCGCCGGAGGAGTTGCGGTTGCTGCAACTGGTTGTTGGTCAGGCTCATCAAGAACCAAGGGCCGAGATTCTTGAACCTGTGGCTCTGGTTCTGGCTGTGCGCCTAGTTTAAGTTTACGAAACTCTCGTCTAATACGATTAAGTTCAGGAATCGGTAAGCGGTTGTCGTTGTCCCGAACTTTTTTCTTAATTTCTTTTGATGGTTTAAATGGAGCAAAGTCACCGCGCATTAGTTCAGAAACATTTGCAACTCTGTTTTTCTTTAATGTTCTACGAATTTCTGCGTCTGAGACACCTAACTTACGCATGTTCTCGATGACGTAAAACATTTCATTCATAACTCTGAACCGCGCCTCGTTTGCGGCCCTAAATGTGTCAATAGCATTCTGAGGGTCAAGCTGACTGCGAGTACTTACAGCGGTATTAAATATCTGAGATGTGCTTTGCAATGCGCGACCGTATTCATATCCACGATACATCATGATGTTCTCAGGCTTGACTTCATTTTCGGTGATGCCTGTAAATGCTCTGAAGATTTCTTGAGCAACTCGACGTTCGTTGCCATTTGGGTCTGTAGTGTCAGACATCAGTGACCGAGCAAAGCGACCGGGTTCCATTCCTGGCTCCTGAGTTTCTTTCCTCATACCTTTTAATGTAACGGGCACAGCCCCCGGAACGAAAGAATCAGCAATATGGAAGAAGCTTTTCATTGCTTTATCACCGACTGTGTCTTCTTGACGGTATACTTTAGCACCAGTTTGTGTTCTACCGTTACGAAGTGTGGTGTCTACAATTCGTTCTGTAACAATTGATTCGCTGGCAAACGGGTCAAATATTTCTTTTACAGCACCTAGTATTGCATCAGAAGCAATTTTGCCAGTGTCACTGCCCATGTCTTCGCCACGATTAACCGCGTTTAACACTGCAAGAAATGGACGCTGAAGATAATCATACGGATTTGTATAACTGTAGTCGATATATCCTGTGACTTTGCCATCTTTTACAGAAGTAGGAATCAAGCGACTGTTCTTTTGCCAAGGGGCTGCTGTCTCTCGAACCGCTTCCATTTGTTCTTCGATGTTGTCTATACCTGTCAAATCCATCGCCATCTTTTGTATGGTGGCAGGAGCGACAAACATTGTCATTGAAGCACCCATCAGTCTGCGCATGCCGACCTCATTTATTCCTTTGACTGCGGCAGCAGCTTTATCCGCGTCACCACCAAATCTAGCAATCATTTTGTCATCAACTTTGACTGCTAGTTCATCAAGAGCCTGTTTGAGTGTGTTGGCACTGGTGCGGATAATTTCAGCAGGGAAGGCGATGAAGTTACCAACAGGAAGTTTACGCAGGCTTTTAATAATTTCTGGCACACGCTCATAGTTAGGCACAGTGTTCTTTACTATATCCGCCGCGTATTCATCTGAGCTTTTTCCAAAGACAGCCCTAACTTGGTCTTCTGTGCCCAAGGCTTTTAAAATTTTGTTTTTCTCAAATTCAAAATTGTAAACCTTCCAAACGTCATCACCACCCTGATAGAAATCACGAGCCTTTGTGTTTACACCTGAAAGAAAGCTGCCCATCTTTCCTCTGCGAAAAGTATCCGCAAAGCTTCCAGAAGTAGGAAGACCAAGTTGATCTACTTGAGCGGTTCTTGTACCGCCAAGGCCCTCTGATATCAAACGGTCAATTTCTCTAATTTGAGACTGTGTACCAACAACACCGAGTCTTTGCATCTTTTGAAAATACTCTGCTTTGTCTGGACGTTTGGTTATGTTGTTCCAAACAAGACTAACACTGTCAAACAAGTTTGCACCTGCGCCAACATTGCCCTGCATTGTTGCAAACAGACCAGCAGATGTTACGTTGCGGACCTGTGTGATCGGAGAGTAGATAGTTTTACTGGCTTGAGAGGCACCCTTGGCTCTAAGAAACCCGGAATACAAAGCACGAGACAAATTACCCATAGTTCCAGCATCACCAAAAACTCTGGTGGTAATGTCTTTGTACACTCTATTGTTTGCATACAAGCCTTCTAAAGAACCATATCCAGACTTACCTTCAAGCTTAGTGTAGTTTCTTTTTTGAGCCTCCGTAAGACTATTAAAACCATCTGCACTTAAAAACAGACCGCGTTCTCCATCAACTAAATTTGTTGTTATGTATTTATTAAAATCATCAACCGCCCTAAACTCTGCCATGTCAGCAATTGTTCCAATGAATGCTTCCTGTGGGTCTTTTATCTCGCCTAGTAGCCGACGAAGTTGATCTGGCACAGCTTGTCTTGTAGCAAACATTCCTGTTTTAATTTTATTCTTTGCAATCCTGTCTGGCTTTTGACCGCTTTTAGGTAAAAATCTGTTTGCGTTAGAATAATTATCTATGTACGCCTGTGTCAGCCTTTCAGCAAACTCAGGCTTTGTTCTAATGCCTGTTGCATATTCTAAAATGTCACCTTCTAATCTTTGCACTCCAAGTTCATCAGCAATTTTTTCAGCAATCTTACCATTCTGTTGAAAGAACTTAACCGTCTTTGCTCTTTCAGCAATAAACTCATCTGAACCTATAAAATTTTTATCTTCAAATATTTTGTAACGACGACGTAGGTATGAGCCAATGTTTTCTTGGATAGCTAGAATAGCCTCATCTCCTGCACCTTTAGTTAAATAATCAGAGTTAATAATGTCTGAAGATAACTTGTCTACCTGTCGGCGCATTTTTTTAGCAGGTCGGCGCATGAGTTCTGGAAGTGCGGTTAGTTCTGTTTCACCTGTTAAGTAACCATACAACCTGTTGTTCAATTCGCTTCTGGCAAGAGGAGACCCGTCAGCCATAACTTCTTCAGAGTCTTTTAAAATCTTGTCCATACCTTTTTCAAGTTCACGAAGAGTTGTGGCAGCTTGATTTATATCTGCCTCAACCTTACCGTTTATCTTTGCAGACTCTTCAAACATTTCTTGTGTCATATTCCCGCGTGAACGGAACACAGATAAGAAAGAGTTTACCCCGTTACCAACAAGGGTGTCCTCTTGAGCCAAGTCTGCTATAGGCTTTCCAATGGCTTTTCCTGTGCTGATAACTGTTCTAGCCACAGGAGAAACAATAGGTGTAGCTGCCTTAACAGCCACCTTACCGCCAAGACCAACAGCTTTTAGCGCAGGTTCAACAGCGGCAGCAGCACCAGTTGCTTCGATGCCAATCTTTAGTTTGTTTGCGATACGGGCAGCGGCAAGTTCTCTGCCTTCAAGACCAATGGTGTCTATTGTTTTTGTTGGTCCTGCATCAAAAAAATCACCGATAGTAGTAACACCATCTGTAGCAACAACAGCATCAGTGACACCTGCGGCACCGATTTGCGCTGCTTTTTGAGCAAGTTTAGGTAGGTTTTTTACACGGCTAAGTTTACTCACCGCGCTTGCAGCACCAAGACCCGGCACAACAAACTGTGAAACAACTTCTGCAATCTCACCTGCGGCACCTTCTGGGTCGATGCCAGCAGCTTCGCGGATACCATCGAAAGCTTCTGTTACATCACGCGAGTAACTTGTGTCAAAAGCAAGGTCGATGCCAGCAGCACCGAGTTCCGCGATCCCCTGTGGAATGGCAAGCAAGCCAGATGCAATACCTTCAGCAATTTCCTGTGTCGTTGACTCTTGAGTCTCGGACGTAGGCTCTTCATCAAGTTTAAGAACACCAGCAGAAGGCTCGTCAAGTTTAAGAACACCAGCAGAAGGCTCGTCAAGTTTAAGAACCATGATACCCCCTTACTTAGGAACTAGGTTCCCGCCTTGTTTAACATAAGTAACACCACCTAATTCTGCTTCTTGACCATCAGGTAAGTTTTTTAATTTGGCTTGCTGGCCTGCGGTTAAAGTGCTTATGGCGAGGGGCTGTGCAGGAGTATCCCCCCTTTCGCCTGTAATTCTTTGGTACTGAGCGGCGAAGTAGTTTTCAAAATCTTTACCACTTGGATTTTCTATCCCCTGCTTTTCAAGGTCATCTCTAGCTTGATCCATAGCCGACTCTTTATTCATTGAGTCTAACACATAGCGCGACTGTTCAGGAGCTAGTGGCCCTGTTTTAGTTGTTGACCGCACAAGGTTTCTAGAAATTTCTTCTACTCTACTTTCAAACTGCTTCATTACATCATCGTCTGATAAATCCAAACCTTTTTGCGCAAACTCAAATGCTGCGGCCTGATGTGCGTCCGGCAGAGCAGTAAGCTGTGTTCTTAACAAAGCAGCTTCGTTGTTTGCCCTGTCTCTTTCAGCCGCATTTGTCTGCTGGTTGTTTGCTATTTTTATCTGACTGTTGAGCTTTAACACTAAGTTAGATCTAGCGGCAGCAATCTGCGCGTCCAGTTTATCTATCGCAAAACCTTCTGCTCGTAGTGTTTTACGCCAGTCATACGCTTGTGTTCTATCAAGTTTTTGTAACTCTCTTTCCCATTGCTTCTCTTGTTTGTCATCGGCAATCGCGTCTTGTATGCCCAGCAATTTAATTTTTTCTTTA